CACAGCGAGATATACTCACGAGACAGTAGCTCTTGCATTTGCTATCACGGAAGAAGCTATCGAAGATAACCTCTACGATAGATTAGCTTCTAGATACACAAAAGCATTAGCGAGATCTATGAGTAATGCTAAACAGGTAAAAGCAGTTGAGCCTTTGCTTAACGGTTTACCGTCAATCAACACTTTCAAAGGTGGTGATGGCGTGAGCTTGTTTAACACATCTCACCCTACAGTAGCGGGTACTTTTAAAAATACCCTATCTACTCAGGCAGACCTTAACGAAACATCATTAGAGCAGTCAATGATTGACATTGCTAAAATGACAGACGAAAGAGGTTTGAGAGTTGCAGCAAGAGGAGTAAAAATGATTATTCCTTCTGAGCTTCAGTTTACAGCAGAGAGATTGATGAAATCTCAAGGCAGAACTGGAACAGCTGACAATGATATCAACGCAATCGTATCTATGGGTATGGTTCCGCAAGGATACAGAATCAATAATTACTTAACTGATTCTGATGCGTTCTACATCATTACAGACGTACCTAACGGTATGAAAATGTTCACAAGAGCTCCATTGAACACTGCAATGGAAGGTGATTTCGACACTGGCAACGTAAGATACAAAGCTAGAGAAAGATATTCTTTTGGAGTATCAGACCCTAGAGGTATTTTTGGCGTAGAAGGTGCGTAATTTGTACTAAAAGAAAATTAAAAGGGGGCTTTCGAGCCCCCTTTTTTTATGGTAGAGAAGAGGTAATCATGAAGACATTTCGAGTACAGATAAGGGCATATGGATACTATGCTGACTTCGATATTGCATCCGAAGACAGCTCAGAAGCCTTTGAAAATGCACTAGTTGACAAACTAGGAGAAAATGCTATAACATGGGAAAAAGATGGATTTAGTAATCCATCTAAAATATGGATAACCTATGAGGAGACCATAGATGCAAATACAAGTCAGAGACCTTTACAAACAAAAAAGGGGTCTAGAGACAGAGTGGGCACTGCATCAGCGTGATAACCAAAGGTACACTTTGGATATGGTAAGAATTGACAACAAAATCAGAGACGTTGTCAATGCTATTAAGCTAGAAGAGGCTAAAATAGCTAGTCTTACTAATAAGATAGATGATGCTGCGCCAGAAGTTTCAGTAGCTACTTAGTAAAAAGCTACATCATTGGAAAATATCAAACCATATCACAGGCTCTCTTGCACTCTTGAAAAAATAAGAGTATAACTTTCGTACTATACAATTATTAAAAGATTGTGGACGCGTATAGTCGACGGCCTAGAGACTACAATCTGTAAACTAGGAGGATATAATCATGGCAAGAACAACGTTTTCAGGACCAGTCGTTTCCCAAAGAGGATTCGTGGCTGCGGGACCTGATGAAGTGGTAAACATCACAGCGGAAACTACTTTAACTTTTGCTGCTCACGCAGGTAAAGTTATCAAAGTAAACGACGCTGATGGTGCTATTACACTTCCAACAATTAAAGCGGATAGCAAAGGTGCTACTGCTGGAGACAATGACCCTAATGTGAACAGTCACTTAGGTGCTGTCTACAAATTTTTTGTAGGCACAGATTGCTCTGACTGCGATATCAAAACTGACGGGACTGACAAATTTGTTGGTCACGCAACTATTGTTAACGTAGCAGACGGTACTAACAGTACCTTCGTTCCAGCATCAGCTAATGATGTTATCAGCATGAACGGTGGAACTACAGGTGGAGACAAAGGTAGTACAGTTACTATCACTGCACTTGAGGACAACGTATATTTAGTAGAAGCTGTGTTGATCGGTACAGGTACCGAAGCGACACCTTTTGCAAATAGTTAATAAATAACTCGGGGCGTCTGGTGATGCAGGCGCCCTTGAAAAGGAGGACAAAAAATGGCAGACACAGTATTAAATACAACTGTATTTGACGGATCAAAAAAACTTATCACTCACTACAATGTAGTTTCTGATAATTCTGGAGGCACAACAAAGATTGTTGATGTATCTGGATTAGCAACTAACAATGGTAAAGCTTGCACTAAAGTAAGATTAAATAAAGTTAGTTTTAATGTTTCAGTAACAGCACAGGTAGATGCACTTAGAATGTTATGGGATGCTACATCAGATGTAGTGTTTCTAACTATGAATGGTGAAATGGAGTATGACTATTCTTCTTTCGGTGGATTAAAAAACACTGAAGCAAGTGGTTTTACTGGTGATGTTAACATAACATTACCAGCATGTACTGCAGGAGATACCGCTACAGTTGTTTGTGAATGGATTAAAGTTTACGAATCGTAGGAGTTTGAATGGCTAATACAACTTCGGGAACAGCTACGTTCGACAAAACTTTTGCTATTGATGAAATAGTAGAAGAATCTTTTGAACGTATTGGATTACAGAACGTAGCTGGTTACCAATTAAAGTCAGCAAGAAGATCTCTTAATATATTGTTTCAAGAGTGGGGAAACAGAGGTATTCACTATTGGGAAATAGCTGACCTTAATATTGATTTAATTGAAGGACAATCAGACTATGATTTTTTTAGATCGTCCGATGATGGCACAAGTGCTACATCAACTCCATCTGGAGTATATGGAATATCAGATGTTTTAGAGGCACAATTAAGATCTAATAGAACTCAAACTACACAAGCAGATTCACCAATGACAAAAGTAGATAGATCTACTTACGCAGCATTTTCTAATAAATTATCAAAAGGCACACCTAATCAATATTGGGTAGAAAGATTTATAGATAAAGTTAGAATACACGTTTATCCAACACCAGACTCAACAAATGCATCAAAAGACATGCACATATATTACATTAAAAGAATACAAGATGTAGGTGATTATACAAATGCAACAGACTTACCATTTAGATTTGTGCCTTGTATGGTATCAGGATTAGCTTTTTATTTAGCACAAAAATATAAACCAGAGTTAATTCAAGCTATGAAGTTATATTATGAAGATGAATTAGCCAGAGCACTAGCGGAGGATGGGTCAGCTTCGAGTACATATATTACTCCTAAAGCATACTACCCAGGAACATAATGGCAAAATACGCAACAGGTAAATACGCAAAAGCTATATCAGATAGATCAGGTATGGAGTTTCCATATAACGAAATGGTTAGAGAATGGAACGGATCGTTTGTGCACATATCAGAGTTTGAACCAAAGCAACCACAGCTAGAACCAAAACCAATGAACGGTGATTCAATATCTTTGCGTAATGTAAGACCAGATAGAATAGAAACAGCTGTTCCTATAATTTTGCCTTTAAATGCTTTTACAGCAACAAGTGGTTCAGCAGTAATATCTGTTAACGAGCCTAATCACGGTAGATCTACTAGTGATACTGTAAGATTTAGAGATGTAGAATCTGTTGGTGGTATAGCTGCAAATACTATTTCTGGTTCATCAGGATTTACAATTACAAAAGTTGATGATAATAATTATACATTCGGAGCAGGCACTAATGCCTTGTTTTCGGGAACAGGAGGAGGTGGCCTTGCATCTGCAGGACCAGTCACCATAGTAGCATAATGGCAGGATTAAGTGCATCAGGATTAAAAACACAAATTAGAAGTTACACAGAAGTTGACTCTAATGTGTTGTCTGATTCTGTTTTAGAAAATATTATTTTAAACGCACAATATAGAATTTTTAGAGATGTTCCTATTGATGCAGATAGAAAACAACAATCTGGTAATTTAGTTCCAGGACAAGAAACAATTAACACACCAGCAGGAGCAGTTTTTATTAGAGGTATACAAGTTTATGATTCAAGTGCCGTGCTCACAGGAGCTAACACATGGCTAGAGAAAAAAGATGTGACTTACCTACAAGAGTATCAACCAATTACAGGCACATCCGCAGCGCAAGGTAAACCAAAATACTATGCTATGTTTGGTGGTGCTACAGGTGAAGCTGACACCAACTCAGGACGTATCTTTTTGGCTCCCACACCAAATACAAACTATAAATTTAGAGTGCACTATAACGTGGCTCCAGCTCTTTTAGAGAATAACGATACCAACTACATTAGTTTAAACTTCCCTAATGGCCTATTATATTGCTGTCTAGCAGAGGTTTATGGCTTCTTGAAAGGTCCAGCAGATATGTTGACATTATACGAGCAAAAGTATAGAACGGAAGTACAGAAGTTTGCTAATGAGCAAGTTGGAAGACGAAGAAGAGATGACTACACAGATGGTGCAGTTAGAATTCCAGTAAACTCAGCAAACCCATAGGAGATAAAAAATGGCAATTACATCAGCAGTTTGTACAAGTTTTAAAGTAGAACTATTAAAAGGAACTCACAATTTTACAGCAACAACAGGTAATACCTTTAAAATTGCTTTGTATGACAGTGATGCAACTCTTGGTGCATCAACTACAGCGTTTTCAACTTCAGAAGAAATTACAAACACATCTGGAACAGCATACACTTCTGGTGGTGCTACATTAACAAGCGTAACTCCAGTGGCTTCAAGCACAACTGCAGTTTGTGATTTTTCGGATGTAAGTTATAGTTCAGCTTCTTTCACAGCTAACGGTGCATTAATTTACAATTCATCTGCATCTAACGCAGCTGTTTGTGCAATCGCTTTTGGTTCTGACAAAACAGCAACTAACGGAACTTTCACAATTCAGTTTCCTACAGCAGACGCTACAAACGCAATCATAAGATTAGCATAGGAGGACCACTATGTCGGTTCAAACAGGATGGGGTCGATTCACCTGGGGCCGAGCTTATTGGAATGAAGACTCTGTTCTTGCAACAGGATGGGGTGCTAAAGCTTGGAATGACGGTGAGTGGGGAAATTTAGCTGACGAAACAGTTTCATTAACAGGTGTATCTTCTACTTTTAATGTTGGAGCGGTAGGAATTTTAGCAAACGCATTAGTAGAACCAACAGGAATTTCTTTTACATCATCAACTGGTTCTATTTCACCTGTAATACCAAAAACAGTAGAAGTGGCTGGTGTATCTTTTCAATCATCTGTCAATTCAATTACAAACGTTATTCAAGTTACCATCACACCATCAGGTATTTCATCAACATCAGCTATTGGTGTAGTTGATCCTGCAGATCAAGTTATGGGATTAACAGGACAAGAATCAACTGTTGGTCAAGGAACTGCAGTTGCACCAAACGAAGATGTATCACCAACAGGACAAGCGATGACATCTTCACAAGGAACGGCAGAAGGTGTAACTTCGCATGAAGCTAATTTAACAGGGCTCGCTATAACATCAGGAATAGGGTCTGTGGTTGTACCAAATGATGCTGCACTTTTAACAGGATTAAATATAGAAACACAATTAGGTTCTTTAGTGGGATTAGGTTCTGCAGTTCAAACTTTAACTGGTCAGGCCATAATAGGTTCTACAGGTAGTTTAGCACCCGCGGATGTTATGGGATTAACTGGTGTTTCTGCAACTTCTTCTACAGGCACTTTAGACCCTTCAGATCAAGTTATGGGATTAACTGGTCAATCAGCTACAGCTAGCGTAGGAGCTGTAAATGTTAAAGCTTATGCAGATATTGACACCGGTTCAAACACGTCGTATAGTGATATTTCAACGGGTTCGAATACTTCGTATTCAGATGTTGCAACAGGCTCAAATACAAGCTATAACGACGTAACAGGAGAAGCAGCTTAATATGGCATCGACATATACACCCCTAGGTATTGAACTACAGGCAA